CCTCCACCTGAAGACCCAGCTGAAGTTCTTAAACCACCGCCACCGCCACCAGCAGTTCCGTCTCCGCCAGCAACACCGCCGCCACCGCCGCCTCCAGCTACAACTAAAAAGTCAGTAGTTACAGCAGGACCTAAAGATAATCCTGCTGGATAAGCGTAACCAGAAGGCCGAACAAAAGATCCGTTGTTATCGGAACTAAAATACTTGATTTCAGCCATTAGCTAATCTCTACACCAAATGCTGATATTGAAACTGAACCCGAATTTGAATTGGCAGCTAGAATTGTACCAGCTGGTAATGTAAGACCTAAACTTAACAATGCAGTATCAGAGGCGGGAACCACACCACCACGAACCACAAAATATGTGTTGGCTGCCGTTGCTGAAAAACCACCAGATGGCATTACAATAATTGAATAGGATACATTAGCTGCTGTTTGATTTGCTACTGTAATGTTATTGATAACCGCTGAAGTTGAAGCTGGAACCACATACACATTACCTTGAGTATTTGCAGTAGGATTTAATTGTCCTAAAATTTTAAGTGCGTTAGCCATTATTTGATTTCAACTCCATAAGCGTGAATAGCAACACCTGCAGCTGAAGAGGACGCATTAGCACCTGTTACATTAGCTGAAAGAATTGCTGATGTTGGTAATGTTACACCTGTATCTAATACTAATGTATCAGCTGCAGGTATGTTAAGTGATTTAAGAATAAAATGTTTAGTTGCTAATGCTTCAGTAGAAGGTCTGGCGACTAAATCAATGAGAATATTGTTTTGTGTGCCATTACAAACTGTAATTAGATTGACAACAGTATTCGTTGAAGCTGGAACCACATACACATTAGAGTTTGTATTGGCCACACCAGCGATTTGACCTAGAATCTTATAAGGTGAGGCTGAAGCTGGAGCATCTGGTATGACACCAATACTTGAAGAAACGATTGATAGTTGTCCGTTTGATAATGCAACTAATGATGTATTAGCAGCAGAAGTTAAACGACCTTGTTGGTCTACTGTAATGACTGGAATTTGTGTAGAACCACCATAGGTGCCTGATGTAACTGCTGTGGATGCAAGTTTTGCGGCTGTTACATTGGCGTCTGCTATTTTAACTGTGGTGATTGCGTTAGCTGCAATATCGGCTGCAACTACTGTTCCGTCTGCAATTGAAGCAGCTGTTATTTGACTGATTGCCATAGAATCTCTCTAAACAATGATTGATGAATTTACATTTATAGTGTATTTATCTATTCAAAATGTTTAATCCTGATGTTTTATCAATTGAGTTGGGTCTTGATTGAATATCCAATTAACAAATTTGCAAGCTAAATCTTCATTTGTGAAGTAACGAGTCATTACTTGTCCCGTAAGTGTAGAACAAACAAATATAAGTATGTTTCCTTTGTAATTTGAAAATTTAATCCACCAATATTCATGAACAACTGGGTGCCATGAACGAAGATGTTTGATAATGTCGGTCTCTAAATTTTTCTGCATATTGGGCAATAATTGAATTTATTTAGCGAAAATGTGTTGGCCGGCGCATCTTTGTTTTATACATAGCTGGTGTCCGGTTTGATAATAAATGAGCTTTCCTAATCCGACATGAAACCCAATCATTATAGTAATCATCAGTTCTTAAAGCGTCCCGATTAAATATCTCCCAGGTCTCCCAATAAGCACATTCAGAGCGTGATTTACAGAGATGTAATATCTCTCTTCTAAACACATTTTCTCCAAGTGTTTTTACCTCTTCTTGAATAATTTTGTTAGAACCAAAGTATTTTTCCCAATCAGAAGTAATTCTAACTTTTTTGGATTTACCTTTTACTTGACGCCTTGCAGCTTTGGTAAAAAACTTCTTACCTACATATTTACGACCAGTTCTGACATTTGTAATAAGATACACCATGCCAAAATATTCACCAATTTCTTCACCCGTAAATTCTTTATGATTATATGTCCATTTCAATCTGTGTAACCGTCATCTTCCTCGTTGAATGATTTTTTAATTTTATCAATTTCATCTATCATGTATTCACCACAGAATGGACAATAGAGAGGATCTGTTTCACATATCTCTTTGTCATACTGTATCACATATTTAGACCCACATTCACACGAATGGTGTTTGTTTGCCATAAGTTATTTTATTGAATTATTTACACGAACAGTTAAGTTCGTAGTTTTTAATTGCAGCTTTGATAGCATCTTCAGCAAGAACTGAACAATGTATTTTTACTGGAGGGAGTGCGAGTTCTTCAGCAATAGCTGAGTTTTTGATAGTAGAGGCCTCTTGAAGAGTTTTACCTTTGATTATTTCTGTCACTAAACTTGATGAGGCTATGGCTGAACCACAACCATAGGTCTTAAATTTAGCATCTGTAATGACACCATTTTCTACTTTGATTTGTAATTTCATTACGTCACCACAGGCCGGTGCACCAACCATTCCTGTGCCAACATTTGGTTCGTCTTTAGGAAAAGAGCCAACATTTCTTGGATTTTCATAATGATCTAATACTTTTTCAGAATATGCCATAAAATTATCCTATGCTGAAAATGATGAACCACAACCACATTTACTTGTGGCATTTGGGTTCTTAATTTGAAATTGTTCAGCCATTAATGTTTTACTATAATCTATTGTAGCACCATCAAGATATTGCATACTCATAGCATCTACAAGTAAAGTTACGCCATCTTTTTCTACTACAAAATCATCTTCACCTTGAGATTCATCAAAAGTAAAACCATATTGAAAACCAGAGCAACCACCACCAGAAACAAACAGTCTTAATTTAAGGTTTTGATTGTCTTCCTCGGCGAGTAAGCTTTTAATTTTATTAATAGCGCCTTGTTCTAATGTTACCAATTGTTTTTACTCTCTAATGAATCTTTAAGTTTAGGGTTAAAATTGACACGAATAATCTTTTCAGCCTCTGTTATGGATAATTTATATTTTTCTAAATCTGCAACAGGTAACGATGTATTTGGAAATATGTAAGCTGCTGACTTTTGATTCTTTACATCAACAATTACTTTATATATTTTTGTAGGAATACCAACATTGTTACCAATGACCGCATAACCTTTTTCATAAATTGGTCCAGAAGCTATATATACATCATTATTTTTCAATACATATTCACGCACTTTAATTTCTAATTGTTTCCAGATACCACGGTTATTATTTGGTATCTGTGGAATCATATTCGTTAAAAAGAATGATTCAGACATGATTTCATCATTTTGTGTATTGTCAGCGCCAGGACTTAAATGACCACGGTCATATGGTTTACCAGCATAATCTGCTAGTTGACTTTGATGTTGAACAGGAACTTCAGGATCAGGACGAAAGTCATCTTTGCGTTTTGCTGGGCCTGTAATTGATTCTTTAGTAAGATGCTCTAGCACATATACAGCGGTCTTTGTATTGTAATTGTATTGTAAAGCATAATTCTTTTTACACATATACTGAACATTGACCGCCTTTGACACCGGTGCACCATAAGGTGTAAATTGTGGACATTTATCATCAATAGGATTCGCCAGAGATGTTAATGGTAATAGTAATAATAGTAATATTTTCCTCAAATTAATTTATAACCTTTATTAAATTATATTATTTAATCCGTTCTGTTATCAACCCACGGACGCTTGCCTAACATATGTAGGTTCAAAGTTTTTTGAATACGGTCATGTTTAACTGAATCTTCATCAATAGTATTGCCTTCGTATTCTTCAGCTTTGTTTACTGGAGCTGAATATGGTCGTTTTGATAGTTGTTGTTGATTACCCGTATTCTTTTGTTGAACATCATCTTCTGCATATACTGATATTGTTGTGCTTAATAGTGTTACCAATAGTAGATTTTTTAACATTTAATTTCTCCTTAATATTTGCATAACCTATGCAATTACAATTACTTATACAAAGGAGAGGTTAAAATTTGAATGTCTGCTTATATACATCAGGATATGCTAAATGACATACACCAATTAGTATATATCATAGTTTTAGGTTTGGCTCCAAACATCACTCCAATTACCTGATAAAGCACCTTTGGCATAATCAGTAGCACGATTCTCAAAAAAGTTTGTGTGTGTCGGTGCGTTAATCATTTCTTCAACCCATGGTAATGGATTCTTTTTCACTTTGAATACGCCTTTCATACTAAGTGAAATAAGGCGCCTATCACAGATATAACGAATATATTGTTTTACATCAGCTGCAGTTAAGTCTGGCATATCACCCATTTCAAAAGCTAAATCAACAAACCTATCTTCCAATTCAACCATCTTTTCTGCGATGGTGTAGATTTGGCTCTTTAATTCATCGTTCCAGATTTCTTTGTTTTCTTCTATATAGGTTCTGAATAATTTAATCATAGATTCACAATGTTGTGTTTCATCCACAATAGACCATGTAATCACTTGGCCCATACCCTTCATCATACCATGACGAGGAAAATTAAGCAACATAATAAAAGAACTAAAAAGCTGCATGCCCTCCGTAAAAGCAGAGAAGACGGCGATGTGTTTTGCAGTTGACGCAAGGTCACCATTCTTTGAGCTAATATCCGTAACGTAATCGTGTTTATCCTTCATTTGTTGATAATCTAAAAATTGATTATAAGTTGTATCTGGTAAACCTAATGTTTCAATGAGGTGAGAATAAGCTGCAACATGAAGTGCTTCACGAGCTGCAAAACCTAATAACATCATACGAACTTCTGGTTGTGAAAAATATGGTAGATAATTCTTTACATATCCTGAAGCTACATCTACATCACCTTGAGTAAAAAAACGAAAGATGTGTGTTAAAAATTGTTTTTGTGATGGTGTAATTTTATTCTTCCAATCTTTGACATCTTCAGCCATAGGAATTTCAGTATGAAGCCAGTGACTTTGTTCATGTTTAAGCCAAGAATCGTAGGCCCAAGGATAAAAAAATGGTTTGAAACTGGTTCTTTCGTCTGTAATTTTGTAATCGTATTTCTTGGTCATTTTTATCCTTCGCAAGCTACGCAAACGGATTCTTCCGTTGCTAATTGTTTTAAGTCTATCTCTTTAATTGCTTCACGCTCAATCTTCTTGGCCACTTTATCAGCTTTACCAATCTTTTCAGAACGGCAATAGTATAGTGTTTTAAGTCCTGTTTTCCATGCCATAAAATGAATTGCATGGAGGTATTTCACATTCACATCTGGTCTAAAGAATAAATTAAGTGATTGAGCTTGATCAATATATTCTTGGCGATCAGCTGCATGTTGAATAATCCAGCGTTGATCTATTTCCATGGATGTTTTGAATACATCTTTAGTCCAATCATCTAAAATATCCAAATGTTGAACCGAACCATCATTCGCAATAATACTCGACCAAATTTCATTATAATCTAATTTAGTATCTTCTTCACATTTCTTTTTAATGATTATATCCAAATAACGATTCTTGTTTAAGAAAGCACCACTTAAAGTATCTTGGCGATAAGCATTAGCACGATAAGGTTCTATACTTGGACTGGTGTTTCCCATAATGATACTGCTAGAAGCGTTAGGAGCAATAGCCATAAGATGGCTAAAACGGTTACCCGTACCTTTGGCGTCAGGTGCTTCGCCACGCTCTCTACCCAATTCTTTATTTGCTTCATTTAATTTACTCCTAATATGATTAAACATAGTTTTATTACGACCAACGGTCATTGGATTTTCCCATGGTAAATTGTTCTTTTGTAGATAAGCATGAAATCCTAATGCGCCGATACCAATACTTCTTTCACGCATAGCAGAATATTTAGCTCTCTTAATTTGTTTTGGTGCATTATCAATAAAATGTTGTAAAACATTATCAAGCATTTCTGCTACATCTTTTAAAAAGAGTGCATCTTCTTTCCAATTATCATAGTATTCTAGGTTTAATGATGATAAGCAACACACAGCTGTTCTTTCATCATCTGTTGGTAAAACAATTTCAGAGCAAAGATTACTCTGACGAATCTTGAGGCCTAAATCTTTTTGCCATTGTGGCATTGCATTGTTACTTGTATCAACATAGTGAATATAGGGTTCACCTGTTTGCATACGCATTTCAAGAATGGCTTGCCATAAATGTTTTGCTGATACTACTTCACGAACTTCGCCATTGTGCGGATCTTTTAGTTCCCAATCATCATTTGCGTTTGGATCAAGCATACATCTTTCAATAATGTGCATGAAGTTATCAGTAATGTTAATACCATGATGAAGATTTAAGCAACGCATGTTTTGATCACCCGTTGGTTTTCTCATTTCAAGAAACATCATAATATCAGGGTGAGAAATATCCAAATAAGCAGCATAAGAACCCCTACGAGTGCGACCTTGACGATAAGCCAAAGAAGAAGCATCATAAGTGCGAAGATGAGGCATAACGCCAACAGACTTATCATCAGTAGAACGAATACCGATACCAATTCCAACTCCACCTCCTAGCATTGACAACCAATTTACTTCTGATAATGTTTCAACGAGACCTTCTGCCGAATCATCCAGATAAGGTAAGAAACAAGAAATAGGCAGACCACGTTTGCTACGACCGAAAGAAAGGACAGGAGTAGAATAAGAAAGCCAATGCCTACTAACGTAATCATAAAGCCGTTGTGAATGTTCTTCATTACTTCCAAAAGTTTTTGATACATATGCAAATCTTTCCTGTGGTGACTGTTCATCTTCACGCATATATGATTCTTTAAGTCTTTTTAATCCAAGTTCATCAAAGAGAGAATCACGAGAATAGTCTATCTTTATACCGTGAACGATATTAGTCATTCAAATACTCCAAATTATTAAAAAATTACTGAGATATTAAACGCAAATGTGTGTCAGATTGTGTATGCTATATTTTTTTCCAGAATACAAAGTTTGTTTGCGCTTCTAAACCAGAGAAGGTGCTTCTACTTATAATATTTTTTATCTCATCCAAGGTAATTCCTGATAAAATTATTTCATTTATATCTTTATTATCAGAAAGAGTTTTCGGCCAAATGACGACATCATGCTGTGATTTGATTGCATCTTGCATCATTTTTACGATTTCTTTATTTCGTGGTTCGTTATCAAATATGAGTATCTTCTTGGGTGCATTGATGCTTTTTGCAACAGTTGTTAAGTTAGCATCACCAGAAGCTAAACAATTATTCAAAAACAAACTATCAATTGGGCCTTCAACAATCGTCACAGGTTTTGATAAATCCACACGATCCATACCATAAATTAACTTCTTATCAGAATCATGAGTTCTCAATGTTATATATCTTAATGTTTTATCACTATTCTCTAATGCACGACCCGATACCGCAATCAAATTATCATATTCATCATAGAATGGTATGACCAAGCGAGCATCATCAATTAGTTGATACTCATGATTTGGAATCAAAGCATCAATGAATTGTTTATAGTGTAATGTAAATAATAAACGACCATAATGTTTAGTTGGTATTTTTCTTTTTTGTAAATATGTTAAACAAAAATGGCCTTGTGGAAGTTTATCACAAAATTCAGCATGATCAAATACTTTTTGTTTTTCTAGTTTATCAAATCTTGGTACAGGTACGTTAAATTTTGGTTCTTTATAATTAGATGATTTCATTTCGCCAGATTTATATCTTTCCATGATATATTCTTTTTGAAGTGATGGATCAACTTGATTAAGCAGATTGCTAATGTTGGCACCATGCCCACAATTGTGACAACGAAAGACTAAATTATTGCTTTTTTGAAATACATAACCACGAGCTTTGCTGATTTTCTTTTTAGAATCACCGCAGAATGGGCATGAAAAGTTCCAGAGATAATCTTTTTTTTGTTTAAAGTTTCTTAAACGGTGAGAAATTAACTTTAGATATTTTGAATCAATAATAAGTGACATAGAATCATACTATAACACAACTTTCAAAAAATGTCAATTAGTTTATGTAAGGAAGTAAGGTAGATATATCAACTTTACCTAAAATGAAACCGCCAACCAAAACTCCACCAAGAAGCATCCATTTCCATTTTTCAACTTCACTTAATTCGGTAATAATTGTTTTTTTGTCTTGTTGTTTGTGCCTTGCTAAATCGGAACGAATATCATCTAATCTATCAGTAATGTGTTTTTCTACTTGATCAATGCGCTCATGAATTTCACGATTGATAGTGGTAATACGAGAATGAAGTTCTTTAATATCTTCTTTTAATTCTTGTTCTGATTTTTCATGTTGTTCGTGCCTCTGCTCATGCAAGGTAATCATTTGCATGAGATTGATATTGATTTCTTGAAGCTTACTCAATGAATCAGATAATTTGTGGCAAAGTTCATCGGTCTGCTCTACATCTTTTTTGAGCAAACCGATGCCTAATTTCAAATCTTGAACTTCTTGCTCATCAGGCAACATATTCTTCTTCTACCTTAGCTGCTGGTTTTGGTTTTATTGGCATTGGTGGTTGAATAAAATTAGATGTTTCAGACTTTTTTGCTGATGAATAAGCATTAGCACCAAAGAAAGCTGCAACTAAAGCGGAGATAGCCACAAAATATGTGGGTGCAATATTACCAATGATAGTAGCTGCGTCATCAACATCAAGCCATGAAGCAATAACAATAGTGACTGGATATAATAACATACCCCACAAAGCAAACCATGTCATCTTACGCATAGCATCTCGTTGTGCGTCTTGGTCTTCAAGTTCTTTACGCTTAAATTCCAAATACATAGCTAACTCTTGGCTACTTACATAACCATCACCATTAGTATCTGCTTCTCTTAAATGTTGGTAAGCGTTATCACTTACGCCTTGTTTTATCTCTGCCATGTTTCCTCCTTAAGCAACTAATGAAACTACATTGATTAGATTTTCAATGAGTTCATTTAATTTAGTTTTCGTTTCTAAATCGCCAGCCGCAGCTGCGATAGCCTTACTATGCTCTAAATCACGGAGTAATTCTTTATATTCACTAGCACTAATTTGTTTTGCTTCAAACATAGATTTGAAGTCGTTGGCCTCTTTGGCAAAATCTGCCACGGCCGCATTATCTGAACCTAATAATTCGTTTAATAAATCGCTCATCTTGGTTTACCTCCTACTACGTTTTGAATTGTTACAGCATTCTTTTCTATTAAACCAAATTTAGTTGTGCAATATGGTAAACTTACAGGTTCAGTTTCTTTATATCTTTCACTTAACCCTTTTACAATTTCTGCCAACTCTGAAGACATCTTAATTGTTTCTTCATTCTTTGGTATTGATTGACTATAATTTCTTAATTCTACTGCCTTGTAATAAATTTTATTGACAGTATCTTTTACTTCTGGTGTACCACATTTGGCTGCGCCTAAATTGGCTTGTGTTCTTACTGAATTGATAAGAGCATATTCATTGTTATCAAATTTAGCCATGCGATAAGCATCAATAGCTGCACAGCTAGTTAAGAAAAACATGGATGCTATAAGTATTAATTTTTTCATTTCACACCTTCAAATATTTTTCGTTGAGTATTATACCATTCAATCCAAGCCTTATGTTTTTCTTGTAATTCATGGTATTCTGTATAGTTTGTATTTACGTTATCTAATAAATCAGATAATTTATTTTTACTAGGGTCTAAAGGTGTCAACTCTTTAGATGATTCTAATAAAGGTTCAGGTGCTTGTGGAAAAGACATCTTCACGGGCACACTTGTTGCACATCCAGTTAGTAATAAACTAATCAATAATAATTTTTTCATTTGGCACCATTCTTAACAGCACTATTATAAATGTCAATTGCTTTATCATTCAAACTACATTCAGCATCAATTACTTCTTTATTTTGAGCAATAGATTCTTTATTGATTGCAGAATTGATTTTAATAATTTTAACTTTTGAAGTAACTTGATTTTTAAGTTTATCATTTGCATCTTTTGATTGTTGTTCAGCTACTTTAATTTTAGCTTCTAATTGTGCTACACGAGCACGCCATTCTGATTCTACTCCAATACCACCTTCAAAATAAAGACCGCATACAAACAATACAATAGAAATCCAACGAATTGTTTTAATCCATGGAAGCAATCTTGTGAAGTGATTGAATATGTTTTGAATTAACCATGTCAATACAAGACCAGCAACACCTAGTCCAAATATAACATGAACAGCTAACTGAATCCACGAATCAGGTATAAATGACAACAACCACATATTATTCAGGTTTCTTTCTACGAATAAACGTTATAAACGAAGCTAATTTTTTTTTCTTATTGACACCGGGTTCACCTTGTGATCCAACACCAAGACCAGCAATCGAACCTGTTCCAACGGCATTTGCTGGAGCATCTTCACTCATTCGTTTTTTACGACCTTGACAATGAGCTTTTTGTGAAAATCCTTTTGGATTATTACAATTTATACTTTTTTTATATTTTTGTGACCATTCTTCACGCATATCTTTTGTTTTCTTTTTCATAGAATTAATAAATTCTCGATATACACCAGCGGCTTCTGTTTTACCCATGACACGAGCTCTTTGTTCCATGGCAATGGCAGCCTGTATCTTATGAGCATGTGAGCGACCACTTGATTTAATTTTACTCACACTTTTTTTTGCGTCTTCTGATGTAGCAAATTTTAAACCATGAATTGTACCTTTAGGGTCTTCATCGGTATATAAATCAGAATGTTTATCTGATTTATCTGGTTGACCTGGTTTTTTTGGTATTCTAGCATTTTCTTGCATTGGTTTACATTTTTTATCAGTATTGCACCAATACATTCCTAGACCACATTCTTTTTTAAATTCGTTTGCCATTTTTTATTTAATATCTCTTAATGTTTTGACTATTTTAAAATCTATTTGTATTTCTGAAGAAATTATATCTTGACCTTTAATACCAAAAACACGATCAGGCATCATACTTAAAAACACCAAATATGTTTTAAGTGATGAATAATCGTCTTTTGACATTTTGTAAAATAGCAAGCGAGTTGCTGCTTCTGGACCAAAAACATTATAAAGAACAACTAGATGATTTAAAACTAATCGTTCACGAAGCTCATCAAATTTACGGTATCTTTTGAATAAACGTTTAAGATAATTGAATCTCTTCATATCATCTTTAAACTCACTCATAATACAATTTGGTCTATCATAAGCTTTCATCGCATACATTGTCACATTGTCATTATTTAAGTCATTAAAGACCATTATTCTTCTTCTTCGTCTTCCCCCTCATCCGATTCTATTTCATTTAAATTTTCTTCATCTATAATTTCAGCGTAAAATTCATATCGATTATCATCGGTGAGAACATAAATTAAATACAAATAATATTTACCATTTTCTTCATCTAAATCAAGAACGATTTCGTCTCCTTCTGGATCAGTTCCGTAAAGTGCTGGAATGTTTATACCATAGCGATATAGCACTTTACGGACTTTCTGAATACCAGATTCTGGAGAAAGAATCATATCATTCAATTCATTATCTAATTGACGATTAATACCCTCACGGATTTTTTCATCCGTGATAGAAATAGGCGCATTAGGCCCTTGAGCTATAATCGTCTGTGTAAAGTCCACAATTAACTATCTGCGAAAACTACATCGTCATTAGCAACAGCGCCGCCGTCACCTGTCATAGAACCCATAGCCACTAAAGTTTCTACATGTTTGCGACCTGAACGACCGCCTGAACCTGTTTTTAATAATACCCAACCAGCATGACCGCCTTTTGGATTAGCTGCAACGCTTTGTTCTGTTGCATCAACACCAAAAACACCGATAGTTTCGCCTGCGATGAAAGCGCTAGCTGTTGTATTTGCATACATTAAGTTGCTGTTGTTCTGTGTATTAGTTAAATTAACTAATGAAGGTGCAAACTTTGGTACGCTTGTATTTGCATCTGTATTTGACCATAAAGCCATTTTAATATCTCCTAGATTTTTACTTAATTAGATAATATATTTATAACACAACCAAATAATTATACAGTCCGGTCTGATTTGGGTTGAGTATTACTTAACTCTGGTTCTGGTTCAAACTTATCAGACTTTTTCTTTTTCATAATATCTTTTACAATTTCAGCCTTGCGTGATTCTTTGACTGGTTTTTTCTCTTCTTTAGGTTTTTCAACCGGTTTATTTTGACCAGTAAATGCTCTTTGTGCAACTTCACGATTCTTAAAGAATGTTGACAATACTTTATGGCCACGGGATTCTTCTACTGTTTCTTCTTTCGTTACAAGATGATAAACTGGTTTACCCTCTTTATCTACTTGTAACCTCTTAAATGCGTTAGTAACCCCTTGTTGTCTATTTTTAGTTAATTTACCATACATATCAGGTTGCATACCATGTTTTTGTAAATTTTGTCGTGTAACTTTTGATAAGTAATTGCCTGCTAATTTTCGAGTGATTTCATCAATTTGTTCTACATCTTCATTCATTTCAGCGGTTAAGTAATTAGCAACTGTTGAAATGTAATCTTCTGCTAAAGTAATTTTGTTTTGACACCATTCAGGTAGATTATCAGAATCTTCAATCATATCATGTAATCGTTTTGCATTAACTATGATTGAACGCAAATCTGATTTAGCCATATCGCCTTCTTGGTCATATTCACCAATATCAAATTCATCTTTAATTTCCTCTGAAACCGTTTTCCAACTACCACCTTTTGATTTATACCATTTTGATGCCCAGCCATTCGCATATGCGGACGGATATACATCAAATTTAGAACGAGCTAACGATTTAGCACGAGACCAAAGTTCTGGATTTGTTGGTACATTTTTTTCGTTTAAGTTTTCCATATTTTCGCTTATCTTTCCTTTTCCAAAATTAGAAACATTGATTGGTTTGCCTTTTCTTTCAGGGTCTGGATCATGTTTTCTTTTAGCTCGAACAGCAGCTGCTCTTTCTTTTTTAGTAAGAGATTCTCTTTTTTCTCTAGACATACACTTAGGTTTTGGTTCACCAGGTTCTCTTGCACACGGACCTACAACCTCGCCTTTACTGTTGATTCTTTTCCAATCACCAGCAGGATCAGTTTTACTAAACCATTTTCTTAAATCTTCGTGTAGGTTAAGAAAAGACTTCATTTATTCACCTTTAGCTTGTTTCGTAGCAGTTGCATACATTACTTCTTTTGCACGGTCACCGTAACGAGCTTTGAAACCAGCTAAACCTTTTTTCATTGATTTAACAATTTCTTCTTTCTTTTTCATTTCTGGTTCTGTAAGTGAACGTTCTTCAATTTGTTCAACTTCTTCTTCAATTTTAACTGCTTGAACTGAGCCTTTTGCTATGTCTGCTTGTTTCTTTTTACCTGCAGCTTTTGCTTCTTGGTCTTTAAGTTCTTTTGTGAAAGTTTCATTATCAGGTTCTTCATTAATCATTTCAGACAAAGCTTTGAGGCCTTGTGAATTAATTAAATCTAACATTTCGCTAAATGATTTTTTCATTTTCTTTTCCTTTTCAATAGCATTTAATTCTGATTTCTTTGGACCTCTTAATGTATCAATTACATGTTTTTCTTTCTCTGAACCACCATATACACCCGGTCTTGCGTGGTGAATATAACCTGTAGCTGTTTTTGTAATCGCTTCTTCAACTTGTTCTGTTTCTTCTTTAGTCACACCTGCCATACCTTGACGTGCTAAATGACGAGCCGCTGAATAACCATAACCATATTTACCAGCAGTAGCAATCTTTTTAGCAGGTTTATCTGGTGTAAATGGTGGTTCTTTTTTCTTTTGTGCAGCTAAACGCTCATCTTCTTTGCGATTAGTGTCAATATTTTTATAGTAACCTTCATCTACTGTATCTTCTTTAACAGGTTTATGACCTGCACGAAGTTTTGCTAAATCGCTACCATCAATTTTATCTTTAGGTTCAGCAAGTTTAGCGATTGCTTTTTGTTTTGGTGATAATTCAGCTTCCATTACTTTGATGACTGCCTCAGCAACTCCGCTTAATTCTTTTTTGAGGTTCATTGTGATTCTCCTAAGTTTTAATTTTTATTAACAATTCCATTTTCTTAACGCTTTATTAATACGGCTATCTGGATCATTGGCAGTTTTTGTAGAGGTTAATTTTTTCTTCATACCTCCCATACGAGCACAAAATGATTTACGGCGATTAGCGGCCTTTGAACCTGGTTTTAGTTTGCTTGGTTTTGTTGTAACTGCCATAGAAAGTTTTGAACCTGGATTCTCACGGCGATATGATTCAATACCTTTGCGATTCAAACCGCCTTCAGGATTTTTACCTTCTTTGCGTTGCCATGCAGCCACTTCACTTAACTCTTGAGATTCGGAAACTGGTACACAATTAGGTACCATTCTATCTCCTTTTTTCTTGAGACCTACAGCTTTATAGCCGTCCCAGCATCTTTCTGTAATGTAAGTTTTGAACGATTTCATCCTATGGCCCTTTTAGCTTTGAATGATGATAATGAAATACCTTTTCTTTTTAATTCACCTTCTTTTTGATCTGACATTGATGTTGCCATTTCACCACCATCACCAATTGTTTCTGCTACTTGTGAAGCTTTACCTGTTTTCTTTTTAATTTTTTCACCCATATCTCTATCTGGACTTTCACCTGAAGCCGCCATGGATAGACCGGGTTCAATACCTTTGTCAATAGATTCTTTTAATTTAATCACATACCCTTGTTTATGTTTATATATAACGCCTTGTTTTTTGTGTGCTTCTGAAGCTGCATGTGAACGAAGCGTGTAAACCTTTTTATTGCCAGATTTATCTGTAACATATTTTTCTTCACTTAAGAAGTTTTCAAATTCTTCATTGATATTTTTTTTCATAGGTTTCTCTGTTGGTTGTTTTACAACTTTTACTAATGTATCATGAACCGAGCGATATGTAACTTCGCCGTTTTGTCCGTAACGACCAAAACCATAATATTGTAGACCAAGTCTTTGTGCCTCTTGTGCAGCTTTTGAACCAATATCTGGTGTTTTTTCAGCACCATTTTTTGCAATTGGTAATGTATCAACAGCTTGCATTTGTGTAGCCACCCATTGTTGCGATGTTTCAGTAGCTGGCGGTCTACCTACAAATTGTTGTATGTTTGTATAGAGTTGGAGTAATTCTTCTTTTTTAGCTTTAACTACTTCAGGTGAAGCTTGGCGTAAATCTTCAGAATTATCAAACTCTATGTAATTCTGACCAAATAGTTTTGCAAATTCTGGTCTTGAGCGTTGAACACTATCCCACTTTTCTTTACGAATATTTTCAGGAACGACACGGCCGCCTCGTTGACCTCTTTCAATATTTCTTTGTTTGGATATTTCATCATTTGTGTTGACGAGAATCATAGCTGATTCATATCCTAATTCTTCTAGTTTCTCTTTGATACGAGAAATCTTTTCATAGTCATCACCTGTGCCATTGATAATCAAACCATTACGACCTAATAATGCCAATCTTTGTTTTAATTCTGTAATTGTTTTTGCTTTTGTTCTAACAATATCTCTTTTATCTTTTTCAGTAGCAGGCATTGTTTTATCAAGGCCTTTTTTATCCATTAAGAATTCAAGAGCTTTATCTGAATTAATCTCTACTAGGCCTTGGCCCTCAAGTGTGTTACTTAATACATAATCTTTACCTGAACCTGGACCACCAGCAAGGAACACAGCCTTGAATATATTTTGGTCATGGACACCTTCATTTAATACTTCATTGAATGTTTCGTTAATATCTTCTTTCATATTCATACCCTTACGCAAATCGTGGTATAATTCTTTTGCGTGTCCATCTGATATGTGCTTAGGCACACCTTTTTTGAATTCTCTGTATTTACCAGAAGCTGCATGAACTCTCATTTTAGAACCTGACATGCCTGTGGTACCCTCTGCATCTGGATCTCGTTCACCAGCAGAATGAATTTGAATATTTTTAAAATTAAATAAAGCACTTTCATGTGATCCATTATATTTTTTTAACACTCTTTTATACTCTGGTATGCGATCTGAACCAGCAACCATGTGTAAATGTGTTACACCAGACTTGTGTAGTTTTGCAGCTTGTGTTAAAAAGTTAGGATGTTCTTTATTAGAAGTGCGAATATTTGTATTTGGAAAGAAACGTTTAGCGTGTTTAACTTTTTGTTTTGCTGTGAGAGGGTTAGATTTAGGATCGTTTGAATGTGATAAAACGATGTGATGTTCAGCGTTATGTTGTTTTGCTACTTCTTTGACTTTATTAACAAGAACCTCATGACCAGTCGTAGGTGGTTGAAACCTTCCAAAGGCCAAAACGGCATGTCTATCTTTTGATTCTTTAATTAAAAAGTCTATAAACTTCATTCTTCCGCCTCTACAGCAGTTAATTATTATCGTTTATTTATGCTTTTAGATGATGCAACCAACTGCCCCAGCCAGGATTATAGGTTCTTTTATCGTCACCAAAAATCTCATCAACGGCTTTTTGCACACCATTAAGTGGTTCACCCATGTTACCATAATCATGGCCTCCAAGGAAACCACCAATCTTAACTTTGGGTAACCATGCGTGAATGTCTGCCAGAACGGCTTCATATAGATGAGAACCATCTATGAAAACAAAATCCAATGACCTATCCTCATATCTGGAAGAGGCCTGGACGCTATCCATTTTTACAGGAGTGATAATATGTTTGACTGGTTCAATGTTCTTGAGGAAGATGTTATAAAGTGACCCTTCTTCTTCAAATGGGTCTTTGAAATGTAGATTTTCTTCAGGCGAACCTTCCCAAGTATCAACGGCATCAATAGTAATATTTTTGCCTTTATTGATAATCTCTACGGCTGCATAACAAACAGACTGACCACGCCAAACACCTATTTCAACAAATTTGGCTGTATCAAATTGTTTAATAACATAATCATAAACATTTTGATAATTGAAAAATGTTTTTTCTTGTATTTTTTTGTAGAAATGATCCATTACTCGGCAACAATAAATGCGTTACCGTGTGGGTAACTGGTTGTCCAGTTTTCTTTGAGATGACCAAACTGATAGTCAAAATATTTAATCTTAAAACCAGCTTCAACTAGAGTGGTTAACCACCATTCCTCTGGTTCACGGACAACATGAGTGACATCCATT